GGATGCCACGCGCGAAATCGCCGAAGGCGCCGCCGACCACGCCAGCGGCGCCGGCCAGTTGCCCGACGTACTCGTCCGCCGTCAGTGGCTGATCGCGCAGGCTCTGCGTGCGGGGAGCCGCGCCCTGCCCGGCCGCCGTTTCGATCTCGACGATCTCGGACTCGAGCGCAGCCGTCTCGGCGTCTAGGGCGGCGTCGTCACGCGCGCCAAGTCGCGCGGCGTACTCGTCCTCAAACGGGGCGGTCGGCTCGTAGGGCCCGACGCGCACAAGACCGCGCGAATCGATCGACGGCGTTCCGGCAGGGATGGTCCTGGTGTCGCTCTGCGGCCGCTCCGCCTGCGGCAGAGACGTGGCGCCGGCGGCGACAAGCTGGTCAACCGTCTGGCGCTGGCCGGGAGTCAGCGGCGCCGGCTCGTCGAAGCCCGCGCCAGACGAAATCTGTTGGGGAGGCAGGGCCATCAGTTGTCCATGATCTGCGTGCGGCGGCGGCGGTACTCCGCGTCCGACATTCGCGTGCGCTTACGCTCGGCGTCCAACGCACGAAGGCGTGCCAGCTTGGCCTGTTGAGCCGCAGCGGCGCCGCCACCAGCGTTTCCTGACGGCTTGAACACTTCGGCCGCGATCTTCTTGCCGGCGTCGATCCGCTGCTCAAATGTCGCGCCGGGGTTCTCGCGCACCCACCGCGCCACGAGTTCGTCGGCCCGCGCCAAGGAGGCGGCCGTCCCGCGTGTGCCGCGCCCCGGCGCCTTGGCGGCGTCGAGCACAGGCGCCTTGACATCGCGCATCATCGGCCCGAGCACGCGGTCCCGCGTCGTGCGCAGCGTCTGCGCCTGCCCCTGCGTCAGGAACCCGGCCTGCACAGCGTCGGCGATCTCGCCTTCGGGCAGCGTACCGGCCTGCGCCTGGTCACGATATTGGTTGTAGGTCGCCACGGAAGCGGTGCGCGTAGCTGCCGCCTCGGTGCGCGCGGCGCTGGCCTCTGAGCGGGCGCGGGCGCGGACGCCGGTGATCAGGCTGGCCTTGGTCCCATCGTCGATGTTGGTGGCGGCCTTGACGTCCGCTTCGCTGGCCTCGCCCAGCACGACCTTAAGCCGCCACGAGTCCGCCGCCTCGCGCTCCGCGGCCTGTTCCTCGCGCTCGGCGGCGGCCTCGGCCTGCGCGGTGGCGCGCTCGCCGGCATAGAGTGCGTCCAGATTGGCCGACGCCGTGCGGTACAGGCGCATCCGGCGCGGGGCGGGAATTTCCGCCAGGATCGGATCGGCCGCCGCGTCAGTCGGCGCCGCGCCCGCCAGCGCCTCCGGGCTCGGCCTGTCCAGCAGCGCCGCCGGGTCGATGGCCTTGCCGTCCTTGGACAGCGTGAAGTGCAGGTGCGGGCCGCTGGTCGTGCCCGTCGAACCGGACGCGCCGATGATGTCGCCCTGCTTGACGAGTTGGCCGCGCTGGACGTCCTGCATGTCGAGGTGCGCGTAGCCGCTGATCGTGCCGTCCGGGTGGCGGATGCGGACGAACTTGCCGCTGGCGCCGTCCTCGGAGACCGACACCACGACGCCGGGCGCCGCCGCCTTGACGGGCGTGCCCTTGGGAACCGCGAAGTCGATACCGTTGTGGTCGGTGCTGGCCCCGGCGACCGGTGCGGCGCGCGGGCCAAAGCCCGACGACACGCGCCCGCCCTCGACCGGCGAGACGAAGCCCGTCATCGGCCCGGCGCGCGACTGCGGGGGCCGGCCGTCGACAGCGTCAGACAGGAACCTCCGGGCCGCCGCGAAGCCCGGCGCTCCGCGGCCCGCTTCGTCGTAGACGCGGGCGGCCTCACGGGTCAGGATCGAGCCCTGCACCTTCTCAAGCAGCCTGCCCTCGGCGATCTCGGACTGCTCGGGCGTGTAGCCGAACGCCGGATTGGCGATCATCTGGATCTCGTTCTCGCGCCACTCTTTCCAACGCTGCTCTTGCTCCGGGCCGACGTCTCCGCCGTCCAGAGCCGCTCCGTCGATCAGGTCTTCCTCGAGGGACGCCTGGCGCGCCTTGACCGTGGCCACCGCCTCCTGGTTGGAGCGAGTCGTCGTCGCGGCGACAACGCTCTCCAGGCCATTTCCAGTCCGCGTCTTGCCGTAGGACTCGACATCCACCGCCAGCACGTCGGGGGCGCCGCGCACGAAGCCGCTGACCATGGCGTCCGTCGCCTTGCGATAGCCGTCCGGGTCGTAGAGGTACTTCCCGCGAATCTCTCGCTCGCGCACGTCGATGTCGGAGCGGATGCCGGCCATGAACGCCGTGCGCTGCGCATCCTCGAACTCCGCGTTGATCTCGTTCCGAAGCCACGGCGACTTGTAGGCCTGCTCGCCGCGAGCCGCGGCCGCGCCGGCCTCGGCGCCGCGCACGCGGGCGCGCTCCTTCAGGGTCGGCTTGAGCATGTCGCCGAACCGCTCGAAGGTCGCGGCGATGCGTCCCCAGTCGTCGCCCAGGCTCTCGATGTTCGCCGCGGGCGTCAGGTCCGTGGTGTTCATCGTGCCGGTGTTGACCGCAAGCGGCCCAGTGCCCGTAGCCATGTCTGGTCCCTATTTCCGGGGGGTCGGGGCGCCGCCGGGGCCGCCGGCCATTTGGCCCAGCGACGAGACGGCGCCGAGGGTGCCTTGAATCATCGCCATGCTGGCGCCCTTGCGCTTGGCCTTGGCCTGCTCACGCAGGGAGTACTTCTGGTTGGCCGCCGTGGCGTCGTCGATGGAAATGTCGCGGAAGGTCTGGCGGTTGATCTCCTTGCCGATCGCCATGGCGGAAGGCGAGTCGAGCGACAGGCCGGACGCCGCACGCCGCGCCTCGATCGTCGACATGGCGGCGCGCAGTTGCTCGCGCCGCATCGTCGAACGCTGCATGGCTTGCAGGTCCACGTCGCGAGCCTGCTGTTCAAGCAGGCTCGCTTCCTTCTTCAGCGCATCGCGCTCAGCCATGCCGCCCAGCACCTTCGACCCGGCGGACGCGGCGCTGGCGGCAATCATGATAGGGACTGCGGCTTGGGCCATTAGGACGTGACCTCCATGGTGATCGAGCGGACTTCCAGCGGCTCGCCGTGGTCCTGGCTGATCGTCAGGGTTTGCGTTCGGCTGCGCCCCAGCAGGTTGAACAGAAGCTGGCCAGTGTGCAGCGGGACGGGGCCGCCGATGCCGCCCGTGGAGCGGTAGCCCGCGCCCGCGTAGCCGTTCACCGCCACCTGACCAGACGACAGGACGTCAAGCCACGCACGGCAAATGCGGATCTTCGGGCGCAGCCCGTACTCGCCGTCGATGGGCGGGACAAGCTCGACCGTATCGGTGAAGTCGAATCCCAACTGCACGGCGCCGGTCGCCGCCGGAGGCGAGAGGATTACGCCGCTCGCATTCAGATCGACAGACGCCAGCCAGGCGCTCCCCTGCCAAAGCCCCATGTCCTCGGCCAGCGCGTATTTTGTCGCAGCGGTGCCGACGCCGGCCAGAGTGAGAACGCCGTCGCCATAAACCGTGCGGTCGAAGACCTCGAGGAAGTAGGAGGCCGTGCCGTTGATCGTCCGCTTGGAGACGACGTACAGGCTGCCGGCGGCGGCGGCGATTGAGCGCCATTCGCCGCTGGTCGACCACAGCGACCAGGCCGTGTTCTCGGCGCCGCGGCGGTAGTTCATGACCGCCATCGTGCCGTCCGACAGAAGCTGGCAGACCAGTCGGTCGGTCAGGCTTGAGGCGGGCACGGTCTCAAGCTCGACCGGCGTTCCCATCAGATGGTAGGCCAGTTCCGACAGGTCGGAAATCTCCCACGAGCGGCGCACGTTGCCGGTCGGGACCACGGCCATCAGCCGGCCGGATCCGTCCTCCGAGAACACGAAGCCCTCGGCGACCAGAAGTGGGACCGGCGACCCGGACGACTCCGGCCCGATCTGCAACAGTTCGAGGTTCGTCGGAGACAGCGGAGCCGTGACCTGTTCAGGCACATAGAACGGCCCGGCCTCCGTGAAGATCACAAGCTGCTCGGTCGACGCGAAGTGCCTGATCTTGACCGTCGTGTCGCGCCCCAGCGTCTCGACAATGGCGTCCGAGTCCGCGCCGGTCCCGACGTTGAAGTCCGTCACGTCGCCCACCGTCGAGGCGCACATCAGGTTCTCGACGGCAGGAAAGCGGCCCAGCAGGAGGCGCGTCCGGTGAAGCGCGCAGGCCCCCGGATAGCCGCGCGCCGCCGAAATGACCTGCTCGTCCCAGTCCACCGTGGCAGCGGGCGAGCCGGCGGTGGTGACGGCGGAAAGCGTGGCCTGCGCGGTCGGGCCCGTCAGCTTCTCGGTCGCAGTGAACGGGGTGTAGCCCTCGATCAACTGGACGTTCATCGTCGTGGCATTGGTGATGACCGACACCACGCCGCGAATCTCGGTGTCTTTTCCCTCGACCACCTGGCCGACGTAGAAGCCCGTCGTGGATCCGACCGTGCATGTGATGGTCGGGTAGAGCGTGCCTACGACAGTTCCGGTCGCAGTCGTGCCGTTCGTGACGGCCGTGACCGTGATCTCCTGGCCGCTGTAGCGGATGCGGGCGCCGACGTGGTTGGCCACGAAGAAGGCGGCCGACGTCGTCAGTGTGACGGAACCTGAATACCCGGACGGGGCCAGCGAAACGCCATCCGCGGCGAAGCGGTAGTAGGGCCGGCTGCTGGACCCGTTGACCCCGGCGGCGAAGGCGAACGCGCCCACTGACCACGCGGAGCCGTTGAAGGTCAGCACCTGCGGAAAGAACGCCTGAGAGCACACCACAATGCGGTCGTTCTCGGCCGCAATCTGCATCTCGCGCAGGTCCGCCGTGACCCAGGGACATCCCGTAACCTCGTGGGCCATCGTGCCGTCGAGATTGTAGACGCGAAACTTCGTGTCGATGAAGACGATGATCTTGGCGTCGGCGGCGCCCACGCCGATGGACTCAATGCGGGCATCGCCCGGCAGATCCGCCAGCCATCGCGAGCCCCAGCGTCGAGCATAGCCGCCGCCGGGCGACAGCAGCACATTCCGCGCACGCTTCGCCGCCCGGTTGCGCACGGCGGCGTCTGACCTGACCAGATACTGCGGCGCGATCTCGCCGGCCGAAAGGTCGTTTGTGAATTGCCAGCGCCTAGCCACTCGAGCGCATCACGCCAAAGCGCGCTCCCCGCCAGGTTTCGGCCAGCGGGTTCTGCTCGACCTGAACACCCGGCGACTGCCGCTTGTCGCGCAGCATGGCGCCCAGCATGGCGGCCTCGGAGTCGCGCTGCTTGAGCCGCGCGTCCTGCCAACGGTCCAGCAGCCCCTCGAGGAACAGGGCCTGCATGCGGACGACAATCGCCTCGGCGAAGTCATCGGGCCACGCGCCCTCGCCGGCGCGGGTCGTCACCACGGCCTGCGGCGTGGTCAGCGCCACGCGGGTCAACACCCGGCCGCCCTGCGCCTCGTATTCGCCAGAGCGCAGGCGCCGGCCCGTGTCCATGACATAGCGCAGGTTGATGACCGCCGGATCTACGAAGGTGTACGCCTTCGTCCACGGCCCCAGCGTTACAGTCTCCTGAAGCGTGAGCCCCGTGGTCGAGGTGGCGAAAGACCAGGCGTGCTTGGTCAGCGCCGCCCGCACGATCCCCTCGTAGTTCGAGGCGGCGATCAGCGCGGCGGCCGAGCCGTCCGTCAGGCTGGTGATCGTTTCTTCGCCAAGCCGGTGCAGAGCGGCCTGGACGACTTCAATGGGGGCGGCGTAGTTCGACATGCGGACACCGTCTCTCTCGCCGTCCTACCCCTCAACGCACAAACGCCCCCGACTTTCGAGGTCGGGGGCGTTACTCATGCACGCAAGCGGGGAGGCGCGGACTAGGCGTGCGTGAGGAAGTCACGGCCGATGAAGGCCGAGTAGTTGATGCCGGTCGCGATCGTGCCCGAGACGTCCGTGTAGACCCGAATGTACGGGTAGGTCACGTCGTCCTGGCAGTTGTTGAACCAGAGTTCGTAGCGGCCGGTGGTGCTG